TACAAGGAAGCAACCTCATCATAGCGTTCTTCCGATACCGCTTTCTGAGCCTCTGAAAGCTTATTCTGATACTTCGTTGCTTCCTTGTAGTTATTTTTGGCGTTATTCATATTTCGACGGGATGCCAGATAGTTAGCGTAAAGTTCATCGTATTCACCACGCATGGATTTCAGTGCTTCTATATCAACACCTGCCATACTCAGGCTGGCATCAACCTCGCCTTCGTCAAGGCTGTTGAGAAAATCGCCAAGTGCTTCATAATTACCTATGTACCTTCCGGAACGCTGACTCACTTTTATACGGAACTGTTCAATATCAAACCCGTTCTTTTCGTATTCCTTTTTAGCTTCGGAATACTCTTCAAGCGATTCCTGTTGTATTTTTGCATATTCAGCTTCGTTTTCTGCATACGCATCTATATATGCCATCGCTCTTTTTTTCTCGATAAGCTTATCAATTTCAGTCTGCATGGTCTGATAGTTCTCTATCTGGTTTCCGGTTATTTCATATTCAGTCCCCAGTGCTTCATTCAGCTCATTGAGTATGTATTCGGCTCTGGTTTTATCTGCGTCCTTGACCTTTCCGGCGATGTCTGCAAGGGTCTGAAGTTCTTCCCAGAGTTCTTTAGTTTTTTCAGTTTCCAGCTCGATACTTCCGGTTTGATCTCCGAGACTGTCCCTCATTTCTTTTAATGAATCGCTTGTATCCCTTATACGGCCGGCGGCTTCTTTGTATTCTTCCTTAACAAGAGTTGTAAGAGCTTTTTCTTTATCTTCTTCTTTCCACCTTGCCCTTTCCCGAAAATAATCAATAGCCGTTGTAGCAACACCTATTGCTGTTGTTACTGTTCCTATGGGGTTTGCTTTAAGTACTGCGTTAAATCCTCCCATGACAGTACTTCCGTTTTTCACCGAATCAAATAGAGATTTTACCGCTGTTACACCCGGTTTGACAGTGTTTGCAATCTTCCATGCTGCAAAGGCTGCACCGGCTCCTTTCACCACTGGAATAAGCTTTTTTCCGCTATCTATCATTTCAGGAAGATTCCTTGTGATAGTGTCTATTCCTTTTTCTGCCTTCGGAATCAGTTTTTTTATAAGCGGTTCATATAATTCGGTTTCAATTTTTCGTTTTAAAGAGGTTGTCTGACTGCCGATATTGTCATATCTGATATTGTTTATGTCGTCAAGCGTGGAAGCAGTTTTATCTGCCTGTCCGTTTATATCGGAAAGGGCTTTTATTCCGTCAGCACCGAGATCTTCCCACATTGTTCCGAAAAGGTTAACGCCTGTCTGATTCTGCTTGACCTTATCCTCCATGCTGAAAAGAGCTGTCAGTATTGTCTCTGTTGCAGCTCGTGCGCTCTCACCGCCTTCTGCAAAGGCTGTGCGCATCTGTTCTGCATTTACACCAAGAGCAGCGTAGGCTTCATCTGTTGACTTAGCTGTATCCTTTGATCTGATACCGAATTCCTTCATAGCATCGCCAAGCTTATCAACAGAGAATGTTCCTGCATCGGTGCCGTTTTTCAGCGAATTGAAAAATTCCTCTGAATTATATCCTAACTGCTTATAATGCACAGCGTATTCATTGACCGTATCAAGTAGATCGCCGTTTTTATCAATGCCGTTCTGTGCACCCTGAGCAATAAGTGTATAAGCTTCATCTGCGGACAGCTCAAACTGATCCATTAACATTTTTGCTGTCCGGATACTTTCGCTTACTTCATAACCGAAGGTGTCACGCAGAAGAAGTGCCTGTTCGGTGACTTCTTCGAGTTCTTCACTGCTTATATTTCCTAACTGCTGCTTTACTGCTGCAATTGAATCGGCGATATCAGTCTTATTTTCACCGTAATTATTACCGTAAAGATTTGTCATGATATCACGGTATTCTTTCATCTGCTCAGCAGTTGCACCTGTTTTTGCCTGTAAAGTATCAAGTGCAGTATCGCCCTCAGAAGCAAGCTCCTTGAAGCTGTCAATTGCCTTGTTTATTCCGTCTGCGGCAAGATCTGCTATTGTTCCTTTCAGAATAGTGAAACCGTCTCCGCTTTCTTCTGCCTGTTCTCCGGTGTTTTCCGCAGCATCACCAAGTTTTCTCATATCGTCAGAAGCATTTTCAGCTGTACTTTCAAAGTTACTCAGCGTATCTTCAAAATATTTGAGTTCTGCTCCGGCTTTTTCGACTTCACGCTGAAATGCTCTGTATTGTTCTTCACCAATTTCCTTATTTCTGAACTGTTTTTCTACCTGTTCCTGAGCATTTTTCAGAAAGTCAAGCTTCTTTTTGCTTTCTTCGATAGCTTTGGTGAGCAGATTTTGCTTCTGAGTCCACAATACAGCAGACTCAGGAGCGTTTTTCATAGCACTATTTACATCACGAAGCTCGCTTCTGACCTTATTTGCGCCTTTTTCAACGTCTTTTAATGCCTTATCAAGTCCGGTGGAATCGGCACCGATCTCAATGGTGATACCTTTTATTTTTTTACTGACCATATTTCACCTCTTTTATCCGAATAATTCCCGTAATGTTTCTCTGTCCGGCTTCGTCTGGGCGTAATTATATGCGTTTTCAAGGTATTCTTTGCCCTCTGCGGTACGGCTGCAATTCCATACAACAGCATCATGTAGAAATCCCCAGTATTCAAAGACGGTCAGTTCTTCTGTTTCCGGAATTGACATATTTGCATAATCGGCGACAACCTTTCTTTTTTCGCTGTTATTCCTGAAATATGCCTTACTTCCTGAATAATCGGGATAGTAAGGCACATTCAGTTTGGGTCGGATGCTTTTACTCCATTTACCCAGTTCTGGATTTCAGCATAGAATCGGCTGAGATCATCAACAGTCCAGTTGTTATATATAACATCAGGATTGATTTCTGTAATGTCCGATATTGCTTCTAAAAGATCGCTGTCATCAGATGCTCTCAGCAGCTTGTCGTACTGTTTTATCTTAGGCGGTCTGATAACTATTGTTTCACCGCTGTCAAGTTTAAATATCATTTTCCGCATATATACCTCCTGAAAAAAGAGCAGACTGTTATTCAGCCTGCTCACCGATTTCTTCAACAGAGTCAGCAGACTCTCCGGAGATTTCCTCCGGAGGAGCTGCCGTCTGTTCCACAGTTCATGTCGCTGCTGTTGCTTCAATAACCTCTTCTTCATAGATAAGCAGAGTTCCTTCGTCGTCAAGGGGTTCGCACTGGAAGGACGCAGGAAGTGTGGTTTCAGAATTTGGGACGAAAGCCGCTGACCAGCCGCCGGTATTTACACCCACACCGGTAATTCTTATATCGCCGTCAACTTTATCTTTATAAACACCTCTTATGACATATCTCTTTCCGTCGTCGTTCGAGATGCCGCCGATCTTTGCCGTTCTTTTGCCGTCCTTTTCCTCTACTCGTGCTGTCGGTGTAAGAGTTCTGAGAGTATTGGCGTTCCATGTGATGTTACCGTAGGCAATCGATACATCTTCACCGATAAGTCTTTTCTTTTTTGCCTTGCCGTCATCGGATGTGGCTGTGTACCATTCACCGGTATAGTTCACTGTTCCGCCGTTCTTGGTTCTGCCGATCATATTACTCTCGGTCTCGATTTCTGAATCTTCGGGGATCGTTTTTCCGTCCCACTCCACAACATAGAAATCAAGTGAACCGAGAGGAATTTTTTTCAGTTCCTTTGTCTGTGTGTGTCCCATAAATTAACCTCCTGCTATTTTCTGTATGGTTTCAAAAGTGTATGTTATCATAAACATATTTTCTTCCGGTATATCTATATCCGGAGTTTTGTCGAGCGGTATATCTGAAAAGAGATCTTCAATCTGTTTTTCGATACTCAGCTCCTTTTTCTCGCTGTACAGGTCAATCGCAATATCAACACGCCGGTAAAGATTCAGCTTATCGGCTCCTTCGATTCTTGCACCGTCCTCGTGCCAGACTACAAAAGGAAGCTTCTGCGGTGTATCGAATTTAAAATAAGCTACCGGAATACCAAGCGTTTTCAGTCTTTTTTTTATCTCTGTCAGTTCCATTATAAATTCTCCAGCATATGATTCAGCTTTTCTTCGGCATGTTTCAAAGCAACGCTGATATGTGGTATAGGTTTTGAATGCTGTGTACCATCATGATTTAACGTGCCGTTTTCAAGCAGATGAGTGAGAGGATAGTGTCTGTTACATACAACAACTTTGATTGCCCCTCTGTTTTTCTGAATTTCATACCTCCAGCCTTTTTTATATTTTCCTTTTTTAAGCCTTTTTCTTTTTCCTGTATATACAGGAGAAAGTTCTTTTACTTCTTCGACAGCTTCTTTGCCGATTTCTTCAAGTCCTTCATATAGTTCTTCTTTTATTTCGTCAGTATAAGTTTTAAATGCTTCTGCAAGCACGCTGCCGAGTTGATCCGGTGATATAATATCAGCCGTTCTGCTCACCCTCTTCCGAACATTCCTGTTTATTATAATCTTCTTCCTGTGTTTCTGCAAGCTTCGGCAAATAAAAACGCGGCCCGTGATACGGGCCGCGTTTGGGTCAGGGTCTGTTGGGCAGATCGATGACCTTATTGGTGTCAAACAGTGGAGAGAGTACATCGTGATACTCCCGCAGGGAATATCCGTCGATGGCCACACGGGTCATATACAGGCTGTCGCCCTTTTCATAGTTTCTGCTGTAGAAGAAATGGGAAACCGAGCAGAACAGTTCAAATCCATACTCCTGCATGGCGGTATACCGGGCATCACCGGGCACGATCAG